TATTGCATTTGCTTACTACAATTCTAAAAATAAAAGTTAAACAAATATGAAAGCAGAACTAAAAGTTCCTACTAAACTAAGTGAGATTCCATTAACAGCCTATCAAGAGTTTATTAAACTAATTGATAAGTCAAACGACAATGAGTTAATTGCACAAAGAACTATTCAAATATTTTGTGGCTTAGAAATAAAAGACGTTTTGCAGATACGTTGGGATTCTATTTTAGAACTTACGAATCATTTTGCGGAATTATTTAAACAAAAACCTGCTTTTCAAAATAGGTTTAAATTAGGTGAACACGAATTTGGATTTATTCCAAACTTAGAAGAAATGAGTTTTGGAGAATACATTGATTTGGAGTCTAATATCGGAAGCGTAAAAAACTTCCACAAAGCAATGGCTGTAATGTACAGACCGATTACTCAAAAACGAAAAGACACTTACCAAATACTACCATACACAGGTACTGATGAATTTGCTGAAGCTATGAGATACGCACCGCTTGATGTGGTTATGGGAGCTACGCTTTTTTTTTGGAGTTTAGGAAACGACTTAGTTCAAGCTTCTCTTTCATATTTAGAGGAGGAGATGGAGAAGAATCAGAAGTTGAACACGACTATTCAGAAAGGACTCAGTTCTCTAAACAATGGGGATGGTACAATTCAATCTATGCAATCGCTAAAGGCGACCTTACAAAGTTTGATGAGGTTACCAGAATGGGAGTTAGAAAGTGCCTCACGTGGCTTACATACGAACGACAAAAAAACGAAATTGAACACAGAGAATTTAACCGTAAATTAAATAAACATGGCTAACTATTTTACATTACTAAATACTTTAAGAACTCACTTTGAAAATGATGCGTTCATAAACACGGTTACAGAGGGGGATATATTCAAAGTTGATTTAGCTAAACAAACAATATTTCCTTTGACTCACATTATAGTAAACTCAAGTTCTATTGAAAATAATATCATTCGTTTTAACGTAAGTATTTTATGTATGGATATTGTGGACATTTCTAAAAACACAGTTACCGATCAATTTATAGGAAACGACAATGAACAAGATGTACTGAATACAATGTTTGCTGTTCAAAACAGATTATACGATGTTTTAAGGCGTGGTGATTTATACTCTGATAATTTTGTAACAGAGGGTAATGCGACGTTGGAGCCATTTGCTGAAAGGTTTGAAAACTACTTAGCTGGTTGGACTATGACTTTAGATATTTTGATGTCTAACTCTATGACTATTTGCTAATGACAGAAGTATTACAAGCCTTAGAAAAGTTTAGGGATGAGGTCGTAAAAGAAGCGAGAAATCAACTTGCGGCTAAAGGAAAAAACTCGTCTGGTGCTTTATCTAAATCAATTCAAGGTGAAGTAAAACAGATGCCTAATTCAATAGGTATTTATTTTAAAATGTTGCCCTATGGTAATTTTCAGGACAAAGGAGTTAACGGAACGCAGATAAATCACGGTGCACCTTATTCATTCAAAAGCAAAGGTGGTGTAAAAGGTTTAAAAGGAATGCCTCCACCAAGTAAGTTAGATAATTGGATGGTTCGTAAAGGAATTGCACCAAGAAACGCTGGTGGACAATTTACCTCAAGAAAGGGATTGCAGTTTTTGATTGCACGTGGAATATTTAAAAAAGGAATTAAGCCAAGTTTGTTTTTTACCAAGCCATTTGAAGATGCTTTTAGAAGTTTGCCTGATGACTTAGTAGAAAAATACGGATTAGATATGGAACAAGATTTATTAACGATATTACAAGAGAATTTAAGACGAATGATATGAGTATATTTGCACGAAGCCCCTATATTGTAGAAATTAGTGAAACAGGTCAAGAGGGTTCTAAGGTTCAATTATTTATTTGGAATGGAACGGGATCTGCTCCAGCTAATCCGCAGTACACTTTAGATAAATTAATTCCAGCCTCAAACAACGTAAAGACGTATTACAATATTTCTCCGTACATTCGAGAATATATCACTTGGAACACAAGACAAACACCTTATAACACTTTTTCAGCAAGTCAAACAACACAGTGGTGTAACGTCAAAATAAAGAAGTTTAAATTAGATGCTGGTACATATACTCAAGTTGGTAGCGATATAAACCTAAAAGCATTTGACGGATTTGGATATTATGAACAAGGTTACAACCCAAGTTTGACTTACGATATTTTACACAATGAGGGTACTTTTACTTACGCCTACGATGCTGCTATAAATTACGGAACTAACTCAAATTACTACGGTGGTTTTATCATGGTTCAAACAGGCACAACTTACAAAGCTCGTTACAGAAATTTAATTACAGGTGCTTCATTTACTCAGACTTTAAACAACGATCAACTTGTAGATGTACTTAGAGTTTATCCAAGTTATGTAGCTGCTGGAAATAGCTTAGAAATTTTGGACACTTCAAACACTGTTATTTGGAGTGGTATTTTTAAACCAAACTTAAATTGCCGTTATACGCCTGTTGTGTGCGACTTTGTAAATAAATATGGATGTTGGCAAAGAACATGGTTTTATGCTGCTTCTAACGATACGCTAAGCGTTGAAAACACGAATTATAATTTGATGCAATCAACCTTTGCAAACTACAATACTTTGGAAGGTCAAACAAAGAGCTTTAACACAAACGGTAAAAAATCACTTAAGGTAAATACAGATTGGGTAGATGAGAGTTACAATGATTTACTGAAACAACTCATGTTAAGTGAAAGAATAGTTCTAAATAATTATCCAGCAAGTTTAAAAACTCAAAGCACAGAATTATTCAAGAATATAAATCAAAAGACGATTAACTACACTTTAGAATTTGAATTTAATTACAACGCAATCAACAACGTAATATGAAGCGTACAGTCCAAGTTTATATCGAGGGTGAACAAGTTGAATTATTCAATGATGAGCAAATTAGCGTTAATTCAAGTGTTCAAAATATTTCAGATATTTCAAAAGTATTCACTGACTTTTCGCAAAGTTTTACCGTTCCAGCTTCAACGCATAATAATGCGATATTTAACCACTTCTATCAGTCAGACGTAGAACAGACTATTGACTCTAATAAAAGACGAACAGCATGGATAGAAATTGATTTAACGCCATTTAGACGAGGCAAAATACAGTTAGAAAAATCAAACGTAAAAAACGGACAAGTAGAAAGTTATACAATTACATTTTACGGTGATATTCTTGCGTTAAAAGATAAGTTTGGAGAGGATAAGTTGTTTAACTTAAATTTAAGTAGTTTAGAGTTTGAGTTTAATTCTACTGAAATATACGATAGAATAACGGATTTATCTACTGATTATGATGTACGGTACCCACTAATTGCCAACACGAGATATTGGACTTACAACGATTCAGGAGCACAAGACATTACTCAAAATGCTCATGCCATTCAATACGACGAGTTGTTTCCTGCTGTAAAGATTAGTAAAATATTTGAAGCTATTGAAACAGATTACGGTGTTACATTTCAAGGTACATTCCTAAGTGATCCAAGATTTACACAATGTTTCTTGTGGGGTAAAAATACAACTGAATACACTTGGGTAAGTGAACAGTCAAATATTGATATTGACCAAATTGTAGCAACGGTTGTTGATCCAAGCTTACCGAATCCAGCTAACTATGTAAATATTTACACAAGCGAAATAAACGTACAATATTTAATAGGTGTTCAAAGCCACATAGTTACGTTTGACATACTTAGTTTAAGTGCTGTTGGTACTTGGTATATAGACGTATATCAAGACGGCAATTTATTTCAAACTGTTCAAGGGGATTCAACAGGAACATACGGAAATATTAGCATTCAAAATACAGCTGGTTTAAACACCGTTTTAACATTTAGACTTCGAGCAACTGCTGCTATGGATGTGGATATGTATATTATATATCAAATGTTGGGTACGAATGGAATTACTAATTATGCTCAAATGAGTACGGTAACAACTTCATTAACAGGAAACGTAAATTTAAACAACGTATTGCCTGACATGAAGATAGCTGATTTTTTCGCTGGAGTTTTGAAAGATTTTAATATGACTTGCGTAGGTATTGAAGAAAATGTTTACG